CGCGCAATTCTAAGGTAGTTAAACTGCAAAGTCATATAGACTGAATTTGAAACATGGCGCTTGCATGAGCTATAAAAGCACAAGTGAGAATGGTCTCAAGATTAAAACCCCCGCGTGGGAGGAAAGATCTTAAGATCAAGTAACAGAGCCCGGCTAAGGGCTCCTCCCACGCCTACCCTAAAGAAAGGGGGTAGTCGCGTACGATCACCGCACATTGAAGATATGCGGCGAAAGGAGTGTAGTTACACTCATGATGTAGGAAGAAGTGTGAATGCAGGTGCACCCACGAGACACGAGAAAGAATGGTCGTCAGATCCGGCCATTAATATGGTGGCATCAAGAGGAGTGGTGCCGTCCATATTAAAGGCGATGATCGTGGACAAATTTTCAAATGTCTCAGAAGAGATCACGAGGTTTTCAGCAGGTGAGTAGAAGGGCTGTTGAACTTCGATGATCGGGTTGAGTCGTGTGTCCTGAATATGAAGAGCAGAGTTGCTCTCCAAAGGAGAGGAGATGTATCGGTTATTGGAGATTGCAGTAGTAGCAATTAGGGTGCTCGCATCAGGCTTGTTGTGGACAAGCAACTTGGCGCGAACACCTCCAACGGTGAACCGATACAACCAGGACACTAACTCGAGAAGAGATTGAGTTGGTTGAGTGGATGTTCCGATATTGATGGAGGGAACATGAACTAGGCGAGACTCCTGTCGTGACGCAATGGAAAAGCGGCGCGTCAACAACCGGAGTGAGGGAACAACTTCCCCCATAGTCGTCACCATGTTCGATGAGTCCCCTTCACTATAACCCTGAATGACATAGTCCTCAGAGTCACGTACTGCAGAGACATCCACAATGGCTATAGTAGCCCCCAGCATACCCACGTAGGTATATTCTCCAGCTGGCAACTCTAAGAGTCTATTGTACCCATTGTTGGCATAGGCAATCAGGTATTCAGTTTTATTCTTTGCGATAAGTTTGGCGTAATCCTTGGATAGGATCCCACGCTCAAACCTACCACTAACGATAGGAGTAAACTTGAATGGCACATTGATTGTCTGCCCGTCATATGGTGAAATATACTCTGAGAGAGTGCCAAGCTTCTCCCCGCCTTCGTTGAATCCGTTTATCGCAATGATATTGATAACGGTAGGATCGTCGATGCGGGATGTGAGGATAGTGAATTCACCTTCGTGAGGAAGCTGGAAAGTAGGAAGATAGAAGTGTTCATTATTACTCAGAAAACTGATGAGGGAAAAGTCGTCTCCTGTGTCGTCCTGTTTATACATTTGTACCTTAGCACCGTCTTGACCGTCATATTTTTCGTCAACGTCTGTGCAAGTAGATAACACCGTTGTGCGCTTGTCGTCCAACCGAATGGTCGTATTGTAGCCTGCCAACGGAAATTTATAAACAGTTTCCTTTGTGGATGGGGGATTGACAACTCTCATAGCAGATCCAGGTTCTGCAATTTGAAAGTTCTCCCAGTGAACCCAGGGCATAATAGTAATGTCCTGCGATACGGTAGGCGCGGCAATGAGTCGTCCCAACACTGACATAGTGATGACTCCGGCTGTGCTTTTCATATCATAAGAGCTCTCATTCCGTGATAGAGCGGAGAGCCACTTATTGCTGGTTACTGTAGGGAAATCGATGTCAATACCTTCTGGTCCCACTTGGGAAAGGTCAACAACATAGGAGAGGACCTCTTCCAGATCTTGTACCCCGCTGCCACGAGGGTTATATTGAACTAGAAGGCGACCCTGATGGAAAGAAGTCTTGGCAAAGTCGAGGTGGACCTTGATTTGACCTCGCCACCAGTTCGCAAGAGAAGTAATGAACGCCACAGGGGGACCAAAAATGGTCTGGAGACCGAAACGGTATCCCCCCATGTGAGAGAAAGGACAGGGATGGACAGGGAGTTCGTAAAGCATGTCGCCGTGGTTAGCAGATGTGGGCCAGCAAATGCGATCCATGAAAAAGGGCCGACTCGCGATGTAAGATATTTGACTTTCGTCGTTATTATCAAACGTCGCAATGGTCGGTTTTACCGCGTTGTCGGGAATGACAGACAGTGAGACACTGTTGTCAATTCCGACGCAGTTGGTAAATCCTTTTGCAGGGACATTTGCGTATGTATGGGTTTCGTTTAGGTTAAGGACCTTCGAGAACCCAAAAAATGAGGCCACACCAGCCACTGCACGGCTGACCCATGAAATGGGCTTTGCGATCTCGGACAGGACAGGGATACCGGAAACGGCGTCAGCCACATTAGCAACGGTGGTAGCAACAGAAGAAACTATACCTTTGCTAGATGCTTGTTCGTCTTCTCCGCCACCTTGACAAAGGTACTCGCAACCATTTTCATCATATTCAGCATTGAAAGCATCATCTTGATGAGTTTTGATCGCGAAAGTGGAGCCGTCGGCATTGGAGGAATGGCCGTACAGCTTTATGTTTGTCAAGCGGGCGAAGACGGAGTAGGAGGCACGTTCGTCGTCGGTAGTGGCAGCAGACAGTCGGGAAAGGACACTGACACGGACACGGGACAGGGAAGTATCAGATGCGAAAGGGTTGAGCACCTGATACTCGTTGATGTATGGGACAGTGAGAGAAGCAGTGCGAGATGGGTCGGACATATTGAGTTTGACTCCATGGAAGGTGGATATCGAGCGGGCGTGCTCATTGTAGATCCTCCTCCTAGGAGAAGTACCCTCAGCATATGGTTGTTGCCACATGAAGAGGACACCTTGTTGGAAAGGTGTTCCTTGGACTCTAATAGTCACAACAGCATCTGCACGGATGAAAGCAATGTTGGCGAGTTTTGAACGAATGAAATTCGACTTTTTCAGAATCTGAGATGGAAGGTCGAATGCCACTAGGTCTGGCTGAGCAAATTCGTGGGTAAGCTCATGGTCTGACATTTCAAAGTTAATCTGGGGTTGTTGTTCCCAGTCACCACTAGATACGAGGACGTCGCGAGACAGAGACTCGATAAGCTGGTGGTCTTGAACTTCGAAGAGGTTGTCAGTCACACTCTGGGTGAGTGTGGTGTCAGACGTGGTGATGGCGGAATCATTGTTCAGGAGAAGGCTACCTTCACTGTGAAGAGGCACAGTGATGGCAGTAGCAGCTACAGTTCCCGACGCGGAAGGAGAAGACGCGTCGGAAGAAGCTGCGGAAGAGGAAGCTGTGATAGGAGAAGAAGACATGGTATATAGAGAGTCATGTGTCACAGTTTGAAATTAAGCAGTAGAAGAGCATCTTACTGCGGGGGGGACTGTTATCCGGGAGGCGAACTCCGGTAAGCGCCTCTGTGAGCGAGAGTTATTCAAAGCTACTTTGTCGCACACATTTATAACATTAGCCCCGCAGCAGTTTTGCAAAACTGAGGCAGAAACTTACATGAAGAGAAAGAACCCACTGAGTGTCGAGGTCAATGGGGCGCTTTTAGCGGGATTCGCACCCGGGCTGGTTTTACGTTCCACCAAACGGGGACCACCTACCAAAGGTTTGGCACGTTTCCCTTTTTGCACTCATTGTGCAAATGACAGCACTCCTGCCACGACATACAGTCGTCGGAGTACCCTGCATTGGAGCAGGCGTTAGCAACTTTCTGGGTGTACTCTTGGAAATACTCTTTTCCGTGGAAGTACGCCTCGAATGAAGCAGCACGTGTTGTTTGGGATACGGCTTCTGCCGTGGTGATGGTGGTTCGACTCCACATGACCATGTCACGAATGGTCTGGGTGTCGAGAGGAGCTATCCAGTCGCCCTGATGGCACACGAAGGCGCGCTTCAGGAAGGTAACTTGGGAGAGGCTCCTGGAGGGAAGAGGGACACCGCTCTTGGTCTCGTCTGTGTACACATGGCCGGTAGTGGCCATATGCTCCGTGATAGTGTTCTGGTTGAACCACGGGAGCACACAGGGCAAGAGAGCGATGATGGAATCGTCGCCGTAGTAAACTGCGGCGACGTGCTGCTCAAAGGAGCTGAGGGTTTGTGGGAGCCCAGCAGCTTTCTGAGCAAGGAGGTAGACATACCTGAAGATGAACATGTTGTAAAGACAGTTTATCATGGTAGTCAGGGGGTTGCCGGAGGGTTGGGAGTGATTCATCTGAGCCACAGTTCCGCGGAAGTTTACGCTAGCATTAAAGATATACTCGCATAAAACTCTGCGGATCAGTTGGTTTTCAGATGAGTCCCCGTACCACCGGTTCACCACATCAACGATGCGGTAGAGGATCTGTGCGTTGAGGGAGCCGTCGAAGTTGGAGAAGTCGCCGGCAATCACTCGGTCTGAGTGGTAGCACAGTCGGGTGGCAAGGGTTTGCCAGTCATTGGAGTACACGTTCAGGCCTAGGCCAATCTCGTTGTAGATCCGGTTGTCCATGATGTGTTGCATAAATGCCATGAAGTACCGGCGGATAGCGAGTGTGAGGCCCATGTTGGAAGCAGTGAAGACGCGGGTCTTCAGTTCTTCCACCTTCTGAAGTGTACGGCGCTCGTCCTTGAGCGATGCAGAGAAGATTCCGTCTATGGGACGGACAACTCCCTGCTTGGCAGCGTCAACAATCCTGTTGACATGTTGGAGGACGGTGGGGTCGTCGGTCTTGTACTCATCAGTCCCAAGCCACTGGCGTTTGCCAGGCTTGGTGCGGGACATCAGAGTGTAAGGCCAGCCGGGGGAGGTGGAGCGGTTGATGCCGTTGATGTAAGCAAAGCCTTCTATCCCCTCAATGGATTCCTCATGGGTGAGGACTTTCTTGAATGAGCAAGGGTTCCGTGAGAACACTTTCCTAACGCTGTTGAAGCAGGTGTCGAGGAGAGTTTCGTCGAGGAGAACGGTTTCCTTGGTCATTTTCAGAGAGTTCTTGTAGAGGATATCCACTGAAGGATGGTCGAGGATGGCGGGTGCTTTTTCAACGGGGAAGAGCCCATGAATGGGGGACTTCTCGATCTGCGATTTGGGCGCAGCAGTCGAGGATGGAATAGTCCCCAAAGGGGAGGAGTTGGGAAGGGAAGTTTCTGCATGAAGCAGATTCAGACCGGAATAGTCTGTAGATATTGCTGAGAAGCCTTGAGGGGCTACTACAGCCAAGTCTTCCTTGGTGAGGATTTGGGAGATGGCGAAGCCAGGAGACCCACATGTGTGGATGGAAACAATCTTGCTGCGGCTGGCAGGATTGTAGAGCATGTAGGGGGCTCCGCAGTCTCCCAGGATGGAGTTGGCGCGGCCACGCAGGCCCATGGCAGTGTGGTAGACACTGTCGGACTTGGGGTCGCGAGCGGTGATCTTGTCAACACATTGGATGTTGGTGACGGGTTCAAAGCAGGGGATGAGAATGGGTTTTCCCACCTTAGCAATGATCGTCTTCAGCATGTTGACACGACCCCTCTCGATGAGGGAGGGAAGAGCAGAAAGCTCACTTTGTGCGGGGAAGTGCGTGGTGATGTCTGGGGCGGCATTGATGGAATTGCCGAGCTCCAGGATCACTGCGTCAATGGGAACACCATTGCGGGAGAGCTGTTGTCTACTGAGGATAGACACTTGATGCTTGACTGAAGCAGGCTCACCGGCATAGGTGATCTCGATGTGAGGGCACTGTTTGCTCATGTGCTGGTTGAGGAGAAGCTGACGTCCACGGATGAGAAGTCCGTGAGCGAAAGCTTTTGTACCAGGCACAGTCACACGCACGAGGTTCTTGGCTAGAACGTTGTTGGAGATGACGGACGCGTTGTCGTCAAAGGAACCCTGGGTGTCAAAGATGTCGGACCAGGGGGTGGCCTTGAGCTCGGAGAAGCTCTCGGTCACAAAGTCACCTTCCACGTGTGGAAGCTTGACTCTGGAGTCCTGTTGGGACTCAAGTTTGGGCAACATGGCCCGTGAGTCCTGGTGGGACTCAAGGAAGGGAAGTTTCACGTTCGCCTGCTGATGGGATTCAACAAGCGGCTTCTGCAGGCGGGAATCCTGATGTGACTCAAGGGTGAGCACAACATCAGTACATCCATTGCAGGTGGATACGTGAGACTGGGCCTTCATCGCCTCTATTGACTCCAGGGTGAAGTCAGAGGAAATGGAGGAAAGGAAGGAAGGATGGACACTCAAGTTGAGTGAGGAGGCTACACCGGCGAGGTGTATGAAGAACTTGGACAAAGCCGTAGGACAGTACTTCATGCGCCTCCCCACCTCAATGAGTGGGATAGTCCGGACTGGACCGCTCTTGAGTGCCTTGCAAAGGGCACAGGAAAGGGTGCAGAGTGATGCTGAGAATAGGGAGTGGATTTCTCCACCCTCTCTCAGCTTCTTGGCCACTCTGCACTCCCGAGCGCAAAGGTATGTCACTGCAGCAGTGCCAGCGGAAAAAGCTAGCACTGCGGCAATGACTGGCCAGGTTTCCCTGAGCCAGGAAAGCACTCGGAAGAAAGGAGTAGAGAAAGAGGAGCAGGTGAGGGAAGTCATCCCAGCGTAGATAGATCTAGCGATGGTGCGGCACTTTTTGAGAAGAACATTGTCCCTAAGGACAGAGTATTCAATCTCAGGTGCAGCATCAACGCCAAGGGTCTCTTGCTGGTCAAGGTCAGGGGCACCTTGGGGAAGCATGCGGCGGAATGCCACAAGCTCATCGGGTAGCTCAGCTGATGGAGTCGCTTCCATCTTGTCCTTGTGGGAGTTGAGCTTGCGGTGATGAGCATTCACTATCAGAGTATAGAACTGGTCATAACTCAGATGTTGGTGATGCAACCCGGTGGTTCTGTCAGTCAGGGTAAACTGATAGATGTCCTTGAGGATGGGGATGGTGAAGTTTTCCACGTCTGCGGCAGCAAGCCTGTAGTCGTGGCGAGTTTTATCGGCATTGCCTGGCATGGCACGCCAAATTTTGAACTCGTCGGGAACGTGGTAGGCGTTGTTGTGCAGAGCAGGACGGGAGAAGTTGGGGTGGATGGAAACAGACACATCTAGGTCGAAGCGTCTGATGAGGGCTTCCCTCGAGACGATGGAGCGCGGGCGCATAGCTACGTCGTTGGTGGAAAGAAGGATGAACTGGGACTTGAAGAAGTGGTTAGCCTTATCCTTCACATCTGACATGTGTAGCTGGAATGGCGAGGAATTCGCCGCGGAGATGATCTCCTGGATCTCTGGGTTGGGGCGTGACTGCGAGTCGACGGCTTGCATGAAGTCGTCAAAGACGCAGAACATGTTGCCACCGGCATAGCCGTCCCAGTACTCGTTCACTGCCTTCCGCTGATAAATCAGCGAGTTGAGTGGGGAATCAGGGTAGAGTTGATCAGCGAGGTCCTTGATGAGAAGGTTAGTCAGTTCAGACTTTCCAATCCCAGCAGGGCCACCAAGCTTTACCACGACGGGTGGTACACGAAAACCGTAGTCGCCTGAGGCAGCGAGGCGAGCAGGGTTCTCTAGGTGCTTGATGTCGGTGATCACGTCCTTAAGGCGAGCCACAATGTCTCGATGGCCGCGGGAATGCGCGGTATCGACGTACTTGCGAGCAAGCTTCAGTGCTGTAAGGAACAGCGCGGTGGAGTTGGGACAGGCGTTGAGGAGAATCTCCGGCTTGGAGACGTTCTTGAAGTAGACCAGGATGGTCATGGCCTCAGTGATGTCGGGATATTCGAGCGAGCGGAGGTACTCATCTTTGTTCATCCCGTACACACACTTGTAGACAATGTCTTCGACAAAGTCGATCACTTGCGTGAAGCAGGACTTGAAGTCCTGGAAGCCTTTGCAGGCTCTGCCGATAAGGCTGGTCTGGTTCATGAGGGAATTCATGGAGAAATTGGTGACGCCGAAGCACACCATTCCCACAAGAACCAGGGCGCCAGAAACGACGCGGGCGATGAAGTCAACGGATGGAGCATCATCGGCGAAGCCTTGGATCTCATAGGCATCGGCAGGAGGAGGAGAAGGAAAGTTGAAAGATTGCATTGCTGCGAAGAGGTCGTCGGTTGTAGAACCGGCAGAAAGAGTCTCAGCAACATACTGAGCTGCTTCAGGGTAAGCAGAGGTAAGACTACGAATAGCAGGAGTAGAGAGTTGCTCGTAGTCTTGGGGCTCGGTGGGAGCAGTTTCAGGAGTGAGGTTGGAGAACTTGTGAAGCACTATGTCAACGAAGGAGAGAAAGCGTTGACGCAGTGAAGCTTCACGAGCAGCAATGGTTGTGAAACACTGCAGGATAGGAAGAATGGAGTGTTGGTAGAGAGCGAAGAGAGAAGAGATCACCACCTCTTGCAAGATAGCAAGGGGTGGAGACTTGACTTTCTTCTTGAGAGACTCGAAGAAGTCACTGACGTGGCTGAGGAGGCGAGTTATCTGGGCAGAAGTAGATGAAACATCGCCAGCCACACTCTCGGTGGTCTCTCTAATGGAAGAGAGGTTGGTGTCGATCACACCAGCAGTGCGGGATACATCGTCCATGGCTGTGGAGACCTTTGAAGGAAGGAGGAGGTCAAAGAAGCCTTGGATGACGGGTTCATCAGCGAGGATGAGGGGTGTGCGGAGTGCACACTGAATGCGAGCCTTTTGCAAGGAATCGCGCTTTCGCTGATGTCTACCCTCGTAGACGTAGGAAGCCTTGTACTTGGGAATACAGACTTGGAGAGTGGTGAGAAAGGAATGGGTGGAAGGGTCGAACTCTTGCGAGTAAGACTTTTCAACTAGGTAGTTGATCTGGGTGTTGTAGTTGTACTGTTGCAAAAGGAAAGCATCAGTAAGCTTGGGTGAGTGATCTGGATCTCCACTCACGGAAGGGGTGGGGCGCGAAGGAGCGCCAACAGGTTGGTCGGAATGACCGGCCCACCCAGAAGTCCAGCTGTAGTCCTTCCGTGAAACGGTGGGAGACAACAGCATGGATGAAGAAGAAGAAGGAGAAGGATCTTGGTTCCTTCGTGACACGATGGGAGACAACAACAGAGGAGAAGGGTTGTAGTCCTTTCGTGAAACGATGGGAGACAGGATCATGTTTGAGTCGGATGACTCTTCCTTGGGGGGAGGAGGAAGTTGGACCCCTGTGAGGAGGCCGAACATCTCGGGTACGATCTGTGAAGGAGGTACAGAGCGATTGGATGAGCGAGGCTGGTCGAGGAAGTGACCAAGCTGCTCGGAGGATTGCGTGCGGACACGCGTGCGAAGCTCTCGCAAACTGGGCTTGTAGCATGGGTTGGAAGGTACAAGGAAGCATGGTTCAGTTGAGGAGGACTGGGCAGGGTTGGGCTTGCTAGAGGTTGAGTTGAAGTTGTGTTGCATGGTTAAGTGAAGCCTTACGGAATAATGAGATTCTAACAAGAAATATGAAAATGAATGATTATGAACTGTGGTTGTAATAGGAAATTCTAGGGGGACCACACAAAATGAAGCAAAGTGTACAAAACTTACCTTAGGCATCTCGTATGTATGAAAACTGGGCTAGCAAAATTATCCAGTTAACACACATACAATAGCTTCACATAAGAACAAAGACTGAAGAAAGCAGTTTTTAAGTCACGGGGCTAAGAAGCGATAACACGCGGGAATAAAGCATTTGTGACAAAATCTTACTAACTTATATCGTCTAAATTCAAATGGCGGGCAGAAAACCGCTAAAGTACACAATGAAACAAAAAGTGATTGTCTAGAAATTGAAATTACAAACAGAGAAACATAATACAAACAAAAACATAGCATTCATACAAACAGGAAAATACATATAACACAATAGTCGCCGTAGAGAAAATCCAAGTCGAAATGAAACGTGAAATGGTCGGTAAAAACCACCACGCTCTTCACAACGTTAATTCGGAAAATCCCATAGCTAAACATCTCGTGCGGAGACAAACGAAACATAAAACGGAGAAAATATACAATTAGGAAGAAGAAAGAAATACACTGTATATAAAGCCTAAGCCTTAAAACGGAAAAATATACAGGTAGAAATTCCCAAGAGATACAGGGAACGGTATATAAGGTATTTTTCTGACTAGAAATACTAAACTAGAAGAAGGGTACATAGAAAGGTCGGAGTAGAACACCTCTATATAAGCATAACTATGTACAAATGAAGTATGAGAAAGAGAAATTGACAAAGAAAGGGAGTCAATGGGTATAAATAAGATGTGATTACACAATCAATCAAGAAAATAAAAGCAATTAACATGAAATGGCTCGTAATGGCATATAGCGAAAAGGAGCGAAATGAGAGGTTTGCTAATAAGTCCCTAATTAAAAGTGTGTGGGTGAAAACACCC